CCGATTGATTGCATGAATTGCGTCATGGCAATCAGAAAATCTGTGCGGCTTCTTTGTTCTGTCGCGCTGTCAAGGCTGCTGCTTTCATCAGTATCAATAGAAACGCGATATTGGCGCAAGCGCTCATCACGCATGAGCGCAACAGCTTCAGGCGAAATATTTATGCCCGTGATGCGTGATAACAATGTTGGCTCAATGTTTTCAACCAGCATTTCGGCTTTTAGTTCCATAATGCTGTCAAGAAATTGCTCAACCCTACGCTGCCTGTTTACCAGCCGCATTGCGCCAAACTGGCCTTTGATGCGCTGGGCTGTTGCTGTCTCACGGCTGGCTGACTGCCCCCGCATAATATCGCTTATCCCGGTAATCTCATATATTGTCTGCACGACAATCTGGCGCGATTGATAAAGCTGCGCCAGTGCCTTGATGATGTTGTCAAGCGGCGCTTCCTGCATGACATTGACCAGACCGCCGCCAGCCTGCAACATTGCCATATTGTCCACCGGCACAAACTCGTTGTCTGTTGCGGTAGCAAGGCGCTGCAATTCCTGAAAAGACGCATCATAAACACCGCGCCGTTTTAACGCATCAGTCAGGTTTGCAATACGCTGCGTTATCAGATCAAGTTCTTGCAGTTGATCCTCATAGGTAAATATTTCAGGCACAGGCAAAGTCGTGTCTGTCGTGCTGATGGCATATAGCGGCTCTGGCATAGGCCAGAACCCATCTAAATTATACGGATCGTCAAATTCTTCTAATATTTCATCATGGTGAGTGGCGATGAATATCTGCTTGCCGCTACGCTTATCCCAAATCTCATATATCTCGCCCATATCCGGCTGTTCGTTATCGTCATAGCCGCCATTGGTTTCACCGCGATATGTCAGCGGGATTTGCTCACCCTTTGCGCCATAATAGTCCACCATCTCCTGGCGGGTCATTAAATGCCTGAAAGCAATCCATTTTACATCATTCCAGCACCGTGCCGGTGACATGGTAAAGTCAGACCAATAGACATATTCGCACCTGATGGATTGCTCACCAATATACTCAACCGGGTCACCTTCCATGAATGGCCCTTGCGGCCCCATCTTGACCATCATTTCATCAACGACATTGCCGTCAGGATCAAGAAACGACTGACCAACAGGAACCTCGCCCATTTGCCCAGGTGCTACCTCGCCAATGCCCATGACGTTGTTGACTTGCAGCGGTATTTGCTCTGGCTCACCTTCAACCAGCAATGGCTCATAGACCATGCGCATGACACCGCGCCCGACAATCAGCATATCCTCAATGACCCGGCGCACCTCTGCATCAAAGTCATATACATCAAGCTGAAACTGCAAGCCGCGCTCAATGACGGTTGCAACAGTGCGCCCAACAGGATCACTGTCTTTAAAACGCCGTGATACCTTTGGCTTTGGTGTTTTAAAATACAGACTGCTTTTCAGGGTATCGACATTGCTGTAAAAGATATTCATGCGCGTTTCACGCATTACGCGGTCAGGGTTATCATCCCTATAGCGCTCAATGATGTCATAACAGCGATTGTGCCACGTTTCTTCAAACTTTCTGGCCTTGGTAATTTCATTGTTCCAATAGGCCGCACGATCAGCCTTTTTGGTAGGCTCGCGGTCAAATGTGTAAGATTCAGCCATTAAAGTCTCCAGCCTTGCGGCTTATCTGCGTAATCAAGACCAGCCATCATTTCGTCAATCGTAGGAGGCCGCCAAGGGTCTTCTTCAATTTCTGGCGCACGTCGCTGATAAGGTCTTGCCATGCACGCATAACGGATGTCATCAGCAGCGTGATCTTCCTGCGTAGTGTCAACATCCTCAACTCTATGCTTATCGTGCGTAAGGACAGGTAAGGTTCTAATCGTGTCCACACAGTCTTCAAAAACGTAAAGCATCGGTGCGCCATCATCGCCTATTAACCTCTGTCTGACCTGATCCCAGCCTGCCACGCGGCTATTGTCTGCACGCCTGAACCTCACACCCATTTTGCTCAATCGCTCACCTATTGAAGGGCCACCGTCAAATTTCCAGATGCTTGGATCAGCAACACTAAAATCTATACGCTCCTGGCGCTCACGGCTTCTAATGCCTGCGCCCACTTCCTCTGCTGTCATTCTAAGGCCCACATTCGGCCTGCCGCTTGATCCGTACCATTCACGATATCGAACCAGTGCGCCGTCAGGTATCTCATGGTGATCGTCTGCAACAGCCCACCAGCCAACACTAAATGGCGATGCGCTGCCCCAGTCGAATGACCTGAAGCGTGTCCAGTTCATAGGTATTTCAAACGGCCTGATAACGTGCAGATCACGCTTCCAAACATCGCCAAAGAATGAGCCAACAACTAAATCCCAATCACCTTCTCGCAAGGCGCGGCCAAGTTCTTCTGGCAGGGCGCTAAAGCTGGATGCATATGACGGATCGATATATTTGTTATCAGCCATTCTGGCCGGAATATACATGGTCAGCCAGCCCTTATCGGCCGGGTTATTGGGATCACGCATTGTGTGATCGTAGAAATAGCTTTCAGCAGGGGCTGGATCAATATAAAGCGCTTTTAAAAAATTATGGCTCTGACCGCCGGGATTGGCCGTCATAACCAGCCGTGGCAGAAAACCCTCTTGTTGCGGCGTATAATTGCCAAGACGCATACGCGACTTAATGTAGCCAAGCTGGTAAGGGGTCATCTGCCCCGCCTCATCTACCAAGGCTATATGTATTTCTGTTCCCTGGATGCGATCACAATCACTGTCGCGCTCCAAATACTGGAACTGTATGCTTGAACCGTTGTAAAACTCGTATCGTTTGCGCGTTTCGTTAAAGCTGCCAAGCTCTGATGGCATCTCTTTTTTCAACGGCTGTATGTGGTTGCTATCCAATTCTGGCAAGCTGCGCCTGAATATAAACGCCTGCAAGCCGGGGTTCTCCAAGCAAAAGCCGATAATATCCCAGCGCCCAGAGTGCGACTTGCCGCCACCAGCAGCCCCGCCAAACAATATCTGCTTGGCTTTGCACTTATGCAGCAACGCCTGCTTTGGCTGTGGCTGGTAATCCAGCTTGATTATTTTCTGGGCCACTACAGCATGCCTGCATCTGGTAAGATAGAACCGCCGTTGTCATTGTCATTGCGGCCACGATTGACCGCCGCCGTACCAGCCGCTGTAACAGCCACAGGCCCGACAATGCCGTATTTCTCTAGTATCTTGATTGCTTTATCGTCAAAGATGACATAATTCATCTCAGCATCTGCCGTGTCTACATTTGCGCCGCGTGAGCCAGCGGCACGATATTTCAGACCCTTTATTCCGCTTGCGTTTAGTTCAGCCTCACTAATTGTCGTTAAAACATTTCCTCCATGACGCTCACCAATTGGGCTTGAGGGGTATCTTTGGCGATAACTTGCATCCTCGCTAATCAACTGTTTTATTAAAGGATTGTTTTTTATAAAATCGCTCTGCTGGCTCAACGGCAAGTCATAATCCAGCAATTCGTCAGGCTTGGGAGCAAGGCCGACTTTGTACATTTTGCCGCGCGTAAACTTGCTTGGATCAAGGCTTTCGTAAATCTCTAGTTCGCCTTCAGCAGACTTTCTAATCAAATCCGCAAGGTCTTTTGCCTCTTGATCACTTTCAGCAAGATTAATTTCAGGTAGTGGATTGTTTATTTGATCTTTAAGGCGTTTAATTTTTTTCTTAATGACGTTTTCTGGTTTTTGGTCAAAAAAAGCCATTTCAGTTGCTATGTTATCCAAGATCAATTCGCGGTCAGTCAAGCCGTCAGTTTCTCTAGCGTTTTTAACGGCGTTGCCCTCATAAACAATGCTAGACCGCCCTCTAGCAAGTGAATCCCGATAGAACTTGGCTATATCCTCGCTATCAGTAAAGTACAGCCCATAGCCATAAGCTTGTGCGCCCTCACCAGTGCCGATCATTTCTAGTCGAAACTCATCAAAGTCTGCGCCAGAGCCATGGAAAGCTATAATGCCGGGTTCAGTTTCTTTAGGTGGTACAACCTTTTTAACGCCTAATTCTGCTAAATCTTCTGGAAAATACCCAAATTCATTTAAATCATTGCCGTCTGAAAACACATCTTTGACCTTGACCCGTTGCGATATGACCTTGCCAGCCTGATCCCCATTCGGGCCATAGCCACTAGCTGCGTGCATCGCCGCATAATCAGGACTAAGCGTTACCCAATC